CTAAGAACCGCATTTGATAAATGTAATGATAACTTTACAGAGCTTTTTAACTCAACTAAAAGCGGTAATTTTATTTTGGTAGAATCATTATCGGACTTACCTACTCCAATACCAGGCACAGGCACAATAATATTAAACGCTAATTGCACATATTATATAACAAATACGATAGATTTATTAGGAGGTAATTTATTAGGTTCTGCAAATACAACTATAATAGGTTCAAGTTCAGAGGTTAGTATCTTAACGTCTACAGGTTTAGGTGTTGGAATCCCTTTGTTCACTTCTATATACACAACGCCTATTAGAAACATAGCTATAAATGACGTGGATACAGCTATTAGTTTTGACGGTACTACTAACCCTGACGATACAGCTTTAGATTTTACAGGTGTTAATTTTGTAAATGTTCCAAATATAGGGGTTGTTAAAGAAGTTTCTAACTTTATTTTTGACAAAGGAGCTTTATTAAATTCTAAAGGGTTGTGTTTTGATGGCACAATTGGAACGGTTGCTTTAAATAATTCTATTTTTAGTGGAGATGGTGCATCGGGGGATATAATAAAATTATTATCTACTTGCGTAATTACAAGAAGATTTAGAATGACATATTCAAGCGTAATCGCTTTTAGTTCTACAATAGGGATAAACGTAGACGTTTCTGCAACTATTCCTGTAGAAAGTTATATTTTAGACACTATTAACTTTAGCGGTGGCGGTACATATTTAAGTGGTGTTACTGTTTCAGATAATAAAACTAATTTTATAAAGTGTAAAGGAATACAAAATACTTCAGAAGTTAGTCAGTATTATATGAATGGAAATACAACAACTACAGTTATAGCGGCTACAAATACACCAGTTAAAGTATTAGGTACTACAACAAGTTCTGCCATTACTCAAAAATTCACAAATACAGACAATAGAGCTACTTACGTGGGGTCATTAACTAAAGTTTTTAAAGTTAGTGCTACATTATCGATTGAAAGCGGAAACAATAACCAAATAGGTATTTATGTTTCTAAAAACGGAACAGTATTAAGTGATAGTGAAGTTTACGGAACAACAAGCGGAGCAGGTAGGAGCGAAAATATAAAGGTTCATACATTAGTAGAATTATTAACAAATGATTATATTGAAATATGGGTCGAAAATGCAACCGCAGTTAATGATATTTTAGTAACTGAATTAAATACAATTATAGATTAATGATAGCGGAAATTATTAAAACATTGCAATCAAATGAATTTTACGGAGCAGGTAAATATACAGAAATTGCAAAAGGAAAAAATCAGATAGTAACAGATTTAAAAGGTCTAAAACGAAAAGTAAAAAGAATATGGCTATCGAAAGAGTAATAAATATTGTAGCAAACGCAAAGCAAGCAACTAAAGATATTAAAGACTTATTTAATACTATGGTTGAAGCGGAAATTGCAAACCAAAAACTAAACGCAACTGCTGAAGAAACAGGAGGCGTTTACAAAGAGAGTTCAAAAGAGGCTGTTAAATCAGTTGATAAAATCGGACAAAGTGCAGAGAAGCAAGGCAAAGTAATGCAAAAACTAAACGGAGCAGTTAAGGCGGTCGGTACTTCTTTAAAGGCTTTAGGTATTGGTTTAATTATTGCTTTAGTTGCTAAATTTACAGAAGTACTTTCTAATAATCAACAAGTTGTAGATACATTTAATAAGGTTTCAACAACGATGTCTATTATTATTAATCAGTTGTTTGAAGCCTTTACAGCTATTGCATCAAAGATTAATGAAGCAACAGGTGGTTTTAATGCTTTAGGCGAAGTAGTAGGAAGTATTGCAAAAGGTGTTTTTAATAATTTAAAGTTAGTAGTTTACGAATTACAAATAGCTTTTAATGGTTTAAAATTAGCTTACGAAACTGTTTTCGGAGATGAGGAAGGCGTAAAAAAAGCACAAAAAAACTTAATTGAATTAAGCGGAAAAGTAAAAGACACTTTAAAAGACCAAGTAAAACAAGCTAAAAATGTTTATGATAATATCGGTGAAGCACTTACAGAGGTTGTAGATGGTGTCACAATTTTAGCAACAGAGGGAACAAAAGCAATAAGTGATATTGATGTAAAAGGAGCTTATGCACAAGCCGAAGCAATAGAAAGAAATAAAAAGAACTTTGAACTATTAGCTTTACAACAAGCGAGGTTACAATTACAATATCAAGCACAAGCCGAAGTATTAAGACAAACAAGAGATGACGACAGAAAAAGTATAAGCGAAAGAATAAAAGCAAACGATGAATTAAGTGCGGTTTTAAAAAAACAATTCCAAGCGGAATCAGCGACTATTCAACAGCGTATAAGTGCGTTACAACAAGAGCAAAAATTGTTAGGTGTTACTGCTGAACGTACAAATGAAATTTACCAATTACAAACTGATTTAATTGATGTAAACGAAAGGTTAACAGGTCAAGAATCAGAACAATTAGCAAACAAAAACGCCCTTTTAAAAGAGCAACAAGATTTACAACAAACAGTAGTCGATAATGAAAACCAAAGAAGATTAGACGCTATTAAATTTGAGGAGGAGCAAGCTACAAAAGAAACTCTTAAATTAGAAAAAGAAAGAGAGCGTATAATGTTAGAGCGTCAACTCGCTTTAGAAGATTTAGAAGCTAAAAAATTACTTTACGCAGAAGGCACACAAGCGAGGGTAGATGCAGAGCAAGAATATTTAAACAAAAAACAAGAGTTAGGTTTTGCTTTAATAAATAATACAAAGGCTATACTTGCCGAAGAAGATAGATTAGACAAAGAAAGTAAAGACAAATTAAAAGCGAGAGAGGAAGCACTAAAACAAGCTAAAGTAGATATTGCAGGGCAAACTTTACAACTGATTTCAGAAGTAGCAGGAGAGGGTTCTAAAATCGCTAAAGGTGTAGCAATAGCACAAGCAACAATAAGCGGAATTGAAGGTGTGCAAAATGCGTTTACAACTGCGAGTAAATCTCCAACAACTGCTGTATTTCCAGCGTACCCTTATATACAAGCAGGTTTAGCAGGGGCGTTTAGTTTATTACAAATTAAGAAAATTGCAAGTACCGACATGAGTGGTGGCGGTGGTACGAGTGGCGTAGGTGGAGGCGGTGGAGCATCAGCACCACAAGCACCGAGTTTTAATTTAATTGAGGGAACAGGTAGCAATCAAATTGCAGAAGGTTTAGCAACTGAAAGACAGCCTATACAAGCCTATGTAGTAGCAAGTAATGTAAGTTCAGCACAAGAATTAGATAGAAACGCAATTAATGAGGCAAGTTTATAATAAGTCTAAATAAAAATAATCACATTTTTTTGTAACAAAATGAATTTAAAAAAGTTTTAAGAATATGAAAACATACGAAGCAGTTTTTGACCCAAACGAAGTAAGCGGAGTTTACGCAATTTCTTTAGTAGAATTTCCTGCTATGGAGGGTTTATTTATTGCACTTTCAAAACAAGAAGTACAATTTAAAGAAGTTGACAAAGAGCAACGTATTTTGATGGGATTGGTTTTAGAACCAAATAAACCTATTTATCGTAATCAAGGAGGTGAAGAATTTAACATTATTTTTAACGAGCAAACTATTAAAGATTTAAGTTATAATTTTTTTAAATCAAGTCACCAAAGTAACAGCACCATTGAACACGATGCAAAGCAAAAAATTGAAGGCGTTACTTTTGTTGAAAGTTGGATTGTAGAAAATCCTGAAAACGACAAATCAAACAACTTTGGTTTTAGTTATCCTAAAGGAAGTTGGATTGCAACTATGAAAGTTGATAGCGACGAAATTTGGAACAACTTTGTTAAGACTGGAAAAGTACAAGGTTTTTCTATCGATGCAATGTTAGAATTAAAAGAAGTAAATTTTAAAAGTGAATTAAATATGTCAAATCAGATTGTAGAAGCAATCCAAAAAGGTTTTGAGATGGTATTTTCTAAAACAGAAGCTACTAAAACAAATATCTTATTGGGTTCAATTATGTCCGCTGATGAACAAATTAAGTACGAATTTGATGGCGAAATGTTATCAGTTGGTGCTAATATTTGGGTTACAGCAGAAGATGGTACAAAAGTTCCATTACCTCCAAATGAATACCCTTTAGAAAGTGGTATGACTGTTATCGTAGCAGAAGAAGGAATTGTTGCAGAATTGGTAGAAGCACCAATGGAAGAAGAAACTCCAGCAGAGCCAGCACAAATGGCACAACCTCAAACGAACAACATTTCAGAGGAACAAGCAGGAGCAATTGCAAACGCTGTTAAATCAGTTTTAATTAAGTATTCAGAGGAGCAAGATGCTAAATTTGAATTATTAAAAACTGAATTAGCAGAAACAAAAGAGGCTTTGGTAAAATTATCAGCAGAGCCAGCAAGTAAACCAATTAAGGCTACTCCAATGCAAATGAGTGCAGAGCCTAAAAACACAAAAGAAAGATTATTTAACAGGTTAAATCAAATTAGAAATTAATGGCGACAACAGTATCAGTAACATCAAACTACGCAGGTAAAGAAGCAGGCGGAATCGTAGGTCAAGCTTTTAAAGAAGCGGACACTATTGCAAAAGGGTTTATTACTCCTTTTGAAAATGTAAATTTTAAATTGAATTTACGTAAAATTGAATTAACAGGTGGTAAAAGAGAATACACTTGTGGACACGTTCCAGCAGGAGCAATTACTTTAACTGAAAAAGTTTTAGAACCTAAAAAATTCAAAGATGACTTTTCAGTATGTAAAGAAGATTTCAGAGCTCAATGGTCTGAAGAAACAATGGGAGCAAGTGCTTACAATGATAACGCTCCAAAAGATATTATGGATGCAATTTTAGTTGAAAAATTAGCTCAAACTGCTGAAGAATTAGACGACAATATTTGGAACGGAGATGGAACAAACGCAACAGAATTTGATGGTTATTTAAAACTATTTTTAGCTGATGCTGATGTAATCGATGTAGATTTAGATGCGGTAACAGAGGCAAACGTAGAAGCTATGTTAAAACTTGCTTTAAACGATGTTCCTGTTGCAATTAGAAGAAAATCTTTAAAAGTAGGTGTTTCTCCTGATGTATTTCAAGCGTATAGCTTTTACTTAGTTTCTAAAGGTATTTCTAATGGTTTAGGTGGAGATGCAAATACAACTCCTAAATTTGGTAAATATGATTTAGTTGAAATTAATGGTTTACCTGACAACACTATTGTAATTGCAGAGCCTAAAAACTTAATCTTTGGAACAGGTTTATTAGCTGACCACAATAGAGTTGAGTTATCAGACGAAGATACTATTGGTTTACAGACTGGTTTAGTTCGTGGTACAATGGTTTACAACGCAGGGGTTTCTTACTATAACGGTGCAGAAATTGTTTGGGCAAGACCAATCGCATAAATATTAACATAACCGCTCATTAAATTGGGCGGTTTTTAAAACCTTATAATAAATGGCTTGTGATATAACATCAGGTAGAGCAAAAGTCTGTAAGGATAGCATCGGAGGGAATAGTAAACTTTATATGTTTAATTATTTAGAAGATGCTTTTACTATTACAGGCGGTTTAGCTACTGCAATAAATCCATCTTTAACGGAAGTATTTGAATACGAGTTAGAAGGAGATGGTAATACGTTAGTTCAGAACATGGTTTCTGAAAGACAAAACGGAACAACTATCAACACTCAAACGTTGACAGTTGTATTAAAACAAATGGACGCTGTTACTTCAGCAGAAATGAATATTGTTGCTAAAGGTTATCCTATGGCAGTTGTAAAAGATAGAAATGGAAAATACCACGCAATCGGTTTGCAGGATGGTATTGATTTTACAGTAGATGCAGTAACAGGTGGAGCAAAAACAGACTTAAATGGTTATACTTTAACAGGTGTAGCAACAACTGGAAGTATTGCACCAATTTTAGACCCTGCTACAATTACAGCATTTTTAGCTTTAGTTTAATTATTGAACACTAAATAGACTATTTTTAAAACCACTAATTAACTTTAGTGGTTTTTTTATGTAACAAAACAAAATAAATTTAGTTTTAATAGTATGAATGTAGTAAATCCAAATAATACAAGTCACGAATTACAAATAATACCAAGATTCTATCCGAGTGATGAATTGGTGTTTACTTTGTATAATGAAGCTACACAAGTTGAAAATAATGTTACTATTATTTATTTAGTAGAAAATGGAGTTTTAACTTTTACATTTGATTTTGATTTTACAGATAGTCAAAAGTTTCAATTTAAAATATTAGAAGGCACAGAAATAGTTTATAGAGGTAAATTAATAGCAACAACGCAAGAAACTCAAAACTATTTAACAGATAAAAACGAATACTATTATGAGTAACGAAAATATAAGATTAATACAATTAAACAACTACATACGACCAAAAGTAGAGGAAAACAAATCTAAAAATTGGGTTACTAATGGGCGTAATAATTCTTTTTATAAATACATTATAGATAGATATAATGGCAGTCCAACAAATGCTACTATTATAAACTCTTACATAAACTTAATTTATGGGAATGGTTTAGCGTATAAAGGTAACGGAACTGAAGAATGGGTAAAAGTTGTTTCTATATTTCCTAAAAAAGAATTACGAAAAGTATTAGCCGACTTTGTTATTTTTGGAGAAGCGTCTTTGCAAATTATTAAAAAGAAAAATGGCGATTTAGCTAATATTTATCATTTACCAAATGAAAAAGTAGCACCTGCAATAGAAAATGAAGAAGGCGAAATTGAGGGGTATTGGTATTGTAATAATTGGGATAAGCAAAATCAAAACCCACCTGAATATTTTAGTGCTTTTGGCACTTCAAATGACGCAATAGAAATATATTGTATTAAACCATACAAAGCAGGTAAAAACTATTTCAGCGACCCTGACTATTTAGCAGGCTTACCTTATGCTGAAATGGAGGAGGAAATTGCAAACTATTATATTTCGCATATTAAAAATGGACTTTCTTTTGGTTATATTATTAATATTCCTGATGGTAATAGTTTAAGTCCTGAAGAAAAAGACCAACTTGAATACAAGATTAAACAAAAACTAACAGGCTCTAATAACGCTGGTAAATTTATTTTATCTTTTAATGGTCGTGATGCTGAAATAACAGTAACACCTTTACAAGTTAACGACGCTCATAAACAATGGGAATATTTAACAAGCGAAGCAAGACAACAATTACTTACTTCACATGGTGTAGTTTCTCCAATGCTATTTGGTATTAAAGATAATACAGGTTTGGGAAATAATGCGGATGAATTAGACACAGCAGAGGCACAACTTGTAAAAAGAGTTATACAACCAAAACAAAGAACTATTTTAGAGGCTTTAGATGAAATATTTAATTTCTATGGTATAAACATTAACTTGTACTTTAAACCTTTAACAGAAGCAACACAAACAACTGATGTCGCAATGAGTTCACACGTTTGTTGTTCAGATGAAAAAAAAAAGACTGATTTAGATTTATTTATTGAATTAGGAGAAAGTCAAGAAATAGAAGGGTATGAATTAGAAAGTGTTGAGGCTGTAAATTATGAAGATGAAGATGCAATACAATTAAAAACAAGTACAGGAACTGCAAATCCTAACTTTAAAAGTAAATTTGATACTGAATTTACATTAGTTAGATATAGATACGCAGGAAATCCTAATCCTGAAAGAGAGTTTTGCAAAAGAATGATGCAAGCAAACAAGATTTATAGGAGAGAAGATATAGATTTAATGGGAGAAAAAAATGTAAATCCGGGCTTCGGTATGCACCCTGAACCAAATAAACCATATTCTATTTGGAAACATAAAGGAGGCGGTTTATTAAGTGCTACATTTACAGGTGGAACTTGCAAACATTATTGGGAAAAATTAACGTA